TCTTTGAACCGCTCTTGACCCGCGCCCAGGCTTTGCCGTTTAAAAAAGTAACCGCCGGATAAGCTTTTACGCAAGCGTAAGCATTTCTTGTCAACCATCAGTGCAGGTTTGCCAGATATCAGCCGAGTCATTGGCGATGCACCAGCCTCCCGCCGTACCTGGAACGCATTGCTATCAGTCGGCTGCGCCTTGAACCCTATTGATCTTAGGTGGTCAAAGGCCGTCACCTCATAGATCTCGTCTCGCTTATTACCCGCCGGATCACCCCAGATTAAGATCTCATGCTTACTGTATTTCTCGGCAATCTTGCCCAATAATTCTTGGCCGAAACGCTCTAGCCCCATGTCAAACGTCACCAGCTCTTCCAGTATACGCCAGGCGCCACCAGCAGTTCGTTGACCAAAGACAGCAGCCGGAGTCAAACCAAAATCTACACCAATCTGGATCGAGTAATACGGATCAGCTTCCAGATCCGCGCTCATCATCTCGTCATCATACTCAGGCCATACTGGCCGTCCTTCCTGGACAAAGGTATACATACCCTGGGCGTAGCACCGGATCCAGTCAGCATTCTTCCCACCCAATAACTGCTGATAATAACCAGGCGGCAGGTTATTCCGGTTCTCGGCATTAGGATTAACCATCCACCATTTACCACCAGAAAAAATAAATCCATTCGCCTCTGGGTTCTCAGGCAAATCGTCCTTGGTAACAGGCAGCACACCACCAGGCTGGCGATGAAACGTCCACGGAAAGTCGCCCTTGATCGGTTCTTTCTCAGACAGCGTATGCCACCAGTGGTCATTGTCCGGTGGGTTCGTATCCATCCAGATCCCGTACCAGGTCGGCCCGCCATCAGCCTTAGTCGGATAACGACCCACGCGGTGAGTCAGTCCATCAACCACAGCTTTGGGCAGCTCCCGCGCCTCATTGCACCAGGCACCCGTAATCTCCAGCGATAACAGCTTTCGAACAGACTGCGGCGTATCCAGCGCCAAAAATATTACCTCGCAATCAATCCCCGCAGCGTCACCGCGAGCTGGCAGCTTCAGATGGTGAGTGATTGGCGGTTGCCAACGCATCCCGCCCCAGGTCGATTCAGGGAATAATTCCTGCCAGGTCTTGATCGTTGTGGTTCGCAGCTCCGGATAAGTGTTCCGAACGATCACAAACCGCGTATAACGTATTCCATCACGCGGCGATGGCTTCTGCCGCACCGCTCGCAACATAATCTCAGCAGCGCAACCATACGACTTACCAGAACCAACCGGCCCCATCAGCCCACGGACAAACGAATCATCGTTTACAAAGTCCCAAACGGTCGGTGAGTTCGAAAAATCTAAATCAAGACTCGGTAGATTGCTCATCTAGCTCCTCGTTGTACTGCGTGTACCCAGGCGATAATGCCTGATCCGGCCCGCGCATGTTAATCCCCACAATGGATGGACGCTCCTCGTCCTTCTCGGTGTCCAACATCCCAGCAGCTTTAGCCAGGACGCGCAACACCGCAACCTTATCATGCAATTCAATCGTGATATCAGCACCCCGCACGCTGATCTTCTTGATCGCACGCAAGGCATGTTCCGGTATATCCTCGATAGGCTTCACAGTCCCATCCAAGTTAACAATATCGGTAATATTCGTCGTACCCAAGGCAATTAATTCCTGGGCCACAGCCTCTTTGTGCTGGTGCAAGGTCTCTGATCGACCAATTCTCTTCTGGACATGGCGAACGCCACCGAATCTACCCAGAGGCGGGCGTTGATCACTGCCACTGTCGGCGCTTTTTCCACCACTGTTGCCTGTCTTTTTTGGCATATTCCCTTCTCAGATCCCTGATAGTCGGAATCTTTCTTGCCGTATGGTCAATAAAACCAGGGTCACGCGGGGCGCTGAAAACCAGAACCCCACCCTTGTATCCAAAATCACCTGCGTTTTTCATCTAGCCATTCTCTGTACCGCAAACCGCAATAATAACAATGATTATCACGGTTTGTCGTTACATCGGTATCCTTGACACGGCATTGATGCGTCCAATACTCGGTGATCACAAAGCCTTTGGCAATGTCTCTGACAATGGTCATCAGCTTGTACATACCAAACCAAACCCTAGAAAGGGATTTCATCGTCAAAGCCTTGGGCTGGCGCATCGGCTGGCGCAGCAGTAAGGCCGCGAGTACCATCATCCTCAAACAATGACAACCAGATCTCACCCTCTTGGTTCGGAATAGGCAAAGACTCCAACTTAACCCTGACCTTACCATCTCGCTCAAAGGCAACACCGTGCTTGAGCCATACAGGCTTGTCCCGTCCTGGGACTTGTTTGGCTTGACTGACGTTATATCGTTTCACGTGAAACACTCCTCTTAGTTAGTGGACTTGCACTATGGCATGAAAATGCGATATCGGCAACCTTTTCATGAAAAACTGGAAAATACTGTTGTGAGGGGCAGCAGCGACGGCGGAGGGGGTGGGGGGAGGAAGGGTTGGTTTTCAAGATCAGACTCTTTTGTTAGTGATCACTCACTTCAAGGATCAGATCAGACTCTTTTTTTTGTCGCGATCAAGATTCTTTTGACGGATCAAGATTAGCCTCATTGATTCGTTATGGTCTATTGATTGGCTTTGGTGGTGTCATTGAATAGCCCTTAGAGTCTCTCAGGTTGGATCTGAGCGCTTTTTGATGCCAGCTAATAGCGACCTAGCCATGGGGTTCGGAACGCGCCTTAGGGAGGCTTTAACGATCTCCTCGAAGTAAGCCACCGATCGGGGCCAGTCCTGTCGTTTCTCCCTGCACTTTGCCGCTTGCTTGCCGAGCAGCACCCGCCACTCAGCTTCCAACAGCCCGTGAGATATCCAGGTTGCCATCATCGCCTGGTCGCGCTCAGTGATTGTCCTGTGTTGCCCAAGACTGTCAGCAGTTCGAAGAAAGTGATTACAGTAAACTTTAACCATGATCTTAAAGTCCTCGTTATACCCCGTTAGTGTCTCGTTTAGTGCAACCCCAGAGATTGCAGGTCTAGCAACCTCAGAAGTTGCACCTGGTGCTTCAGAAGTTGCACCTGGTACGGATTCACCTGCAACCCTAGAAGTTGCACCTGCAACCCCAGAGATTGCACCTGATTCTTCGCTTAAAGCGATTTGATGGGCGGCAGTTTGGGTGCTGTAAGCCTCCTCCTCAGTCGTGACATCGGGGTCATAGATCACTTTGACTGAGCTTGTTTTCTGATCCTTATACCGTTTCTTTGCATACACCCAATAGCCCAGATCCTTCAAGATTGTCAGTTGCTTGTTGACAGCCTGGCGTGATATGCCCAGGTCAGCCGCTAGCCGATCCTGACTGACAAAGGTTACGCCATTACGATCGACATAACTGCACAGCGCAGCGAGTACATGCAGCGCCCTGGTGCGGTTGATTCGCTTGTCCATCACAGCTGAGAACGGGAGTATTGAATACTTCCTAAGATCCTTTGGTTTTATGTCATCCGGCCTCATGGCAGCCACCGCTGCCGGAGCAGTGCGTTAGCATCCGCCCTGACCCTCAGCTTGGCATAACTTTGTGACCCACCAATGACGACCTGGCCCAGCTTATCGATGCCATCCAGGACGCCCCTGGTAATCATCTGTTCGACCATGTTCCTGGTATGCCAGTTTGGCAGCCCCACAACCCGCGCCATCTCATTCAGAGTGAACAGCCCAGACTGCCCGAGGTCGCTACCCAGCAGCGCCGCCTTAACCTTTTGGTATTCAGCTTCCCTGGCAATCAATGCCGTGATCGTGTTGGCGTGCTCCGCCTTTTTCTGTTTCCCGCTCATTGTTTCCCCTTACCAATTTAATCTAATTTCGACCCTCGCCAGGTCTCCATAGCGTTTTTCCGCGCTGATCATGTGCACCTGCTGGTCATCCAGGTACGCCGCTTCGTTCATCCCATCAAGACAAATCTTGATCACGTTGTCGATATCCGGCCTGGTCGGCATGATATCGCCTCGACGCGCGCTTGACTGGAGCGCTTTCGCCCACGACTTCGGCACCTGGTAGACCGCAATAATATCCACCTGGACAT